TATCATGTTCGGATTCAGGAATTATTGTCATCAAAACATTAGTTAGGAATCCACCATCAACATATAAAGAATCATTAATTTGTTGAGGTCGAAAAACAAAGGGAATACATGAAGATGCTAAAATAGCTTTGATAACAGGGACATTTTTTTGAAAGATGGTAGGAATGCCTTTAGTAATATTTGAAGCTTGAATACGTAAAGGAATTATAGCATCACCAATTTTCTTCTGTTCAATAGGTATTTGTACAGAATTGAATGCTGAAATTAATTTTGTTTCAAGATAATCCATACTAAATATACCTTTTTTAGATAAAATATCACCAATATTCATATCTAATTTAAACATTTCTGAAATAGGAAACTGTCTAAATAATTCACGAGCTTTTGCTACTGGAACACCAAATGCTACAGCTGTGCCCAAAATAGATCCTATAGAACATCCGTATACGCCATCAGTAAAATGTTCATGTAAAGGACCTACACGTTCTTCTAAAAGTTCAAGAGCACCAAGTTCTAAAAATCCTTTTGTTCCACCTCCGCCTAAAGCAAGGATAAGAAACCTTTGCATTTAATAAGAAGAAAGGTATAATGATGAAAGCTCGTGACGTATGGGACGAGCAAGAAGAGCATCGGATTTATAAAATGGCAGCAATGAAACCTGTCTTATCTCAAATTGAAGGAAAAGTACGTCAACAAGCTATTGCGAATGCTAGTGCTCCCTACATCCTATTTGAAGTTCCTTCGTTTGTTTTTGGATATCCTCTGTACGCATTCAAAGATGCTATAGATTATTTAATGAATGAATTACATCGTGCTGGATTTTGGGTATGGAATGTTGAAGAAAAATATTTATTTATTTCATGGTTGAAACCTGTTAAGACTCGTGATCTTGGAAAATCTGTTTTAACAACTAATTATCGTCCACAAATTTATAATCCTGAATTCATGTAATAATACAAATGCGCATGTCATGGAAAGAAGCTTTTTATGTCACTATTAATGCTTCAATTCTAGCTATTTTCTATACTATATTTGGAGCTATAATTTCGTATATATTCTATCATATTTTTGATGAATTTGATGATGATTGGAAAGGAAGATCTGTACACTATAAACTTCTTGACGTTTCTGTTGAAATAGTAATCATTGCTATTATTGCTTTCTGGTCAGCTCAATATATTGAATTATTACCTCCGTTCATGCGTGTTCGTAAAGAATTAGATACTCTGGTTGACGGATACATTTCAGGAATATTCTTTATTTTTGCTATCTTTTTATTCATTGATGAATTAACTGAAAAATTAAAGCATTTACATCATGAATATTTAGGCGAACATGTTGGAAAAATTCTTCCTCAACATGGATCAATCATTGATTTATCATTATCTTATACACCTAAAACGGAAAGACAATAATGTTTAAAGAATTCCTTAAAAATGTGTGAGCATGCGTATGAACATGTGGATGGTGAACATGTATGTGTACGCTGTGGTCTTGTAGGTCTTCCTGTATTTGATGAAACTTCAGAAGCTAGGTTCTACGAAGATTCAAAAGAAGATAAGTCCAGAGTTGGTTTTACAACTTCTGAACTTCTCCCTGATTCTTCTTATGGTTCAATTATCTCTTTTCGTGGAATTTCAACGAAAAGTACTGAAATGAAATCATTACAACGTCTTTCTACATGGTCATCTAATAATGATCGATCATGGCTAGGAATCTTTGATAAAATTCAACAGGTATGTAATCAATATAATCTTCCAAAATCAATTTATATGGATGCGTGTGGAATGTATAAACATTTGGAAGACGCACAAAAAGTTCGTGGGGAAACTAGACGTGCTCTAATGGGTGCTACTCTCTATATTTCGTGTCGCCAAAATGAAGCAGCACGAACTTATGAAGAAATTTCTAAAATGTTTGATGTTAATGTTCGTACTCTTTGTAAAGCTGTAACCAGATTTACAAAAGTTGAGAATTCCGTTCTTCAAACCCAGCTAGGTATCGCAGAACGTCTTTGTGCTTCTCTGGAACTAAACTCTGATCAACGAGAAAAAATTATTGAGTTGCTATACGATATTGCTGGAAGATCAGAAGATGATTTTGAGAATTCTCCAAAAACTATCGTTGCTGGTGTTACAGCACATATCATGGGATTCAAAACAAAACAAGAAATGAAAAAAGTCTCTGATGCTTCAGGTGTATCTGCTCTCAGTATTCATAAACTAGTACAAAAGATTTAATTTAATATTTGATAATATAGTTGACAACTAGATAAGGTTGTCTGTTCTCGTGTGGTAGTCCTCCACCTGTATTATTGAGTGTAGCATTATTACCTATATCATTAGCAATATAATTATTATTATTCCCGTTTCCTAGACCTCCGCCACTATATCTGAGAACTGTTTGTTGTAGTGTGTGAGTGTGTGAAGGCATTTGATCAACCGTTAATGTTACAGTTTCTAGACCTCCACTTCCAAACATTGTAGGATAGTTTGTTAGTCCAGTACCTTGACCAAACCCCATAGGAACTCTAGATCGTAAATCAGGTAAAGTTGGTCCTATAAGTGCAATCAGAGCTGTGTATTGGACCGGTACAGAAGAACCATTACAAACTAACCATCCAGCAGGAGGAATTGCATTACTATACATAACTATACAACCAACCGGTGGAAAAGCAAAAGGGCTATTATTTACTGTTAGAGCTGTAGATGTTGATAATCCAATAGGAAAGGAAGGAACTGTTGTACTATTTGCGCCGTATATTCCTTGTGTGACAAGAAGATTAGCTAATGTTACTAAGTTACTATTTGTTTGTAAACTTCCAGTTACAGTTTCATTTCCAGCTATTGCTACATCCCCAGTAACATTTAGAGCTACTGCATTTCTTATACGTAATTCAATAACAACCCATCCACCTGCTCTGCTTGGAGCACCGTATGTTAATCCTGTATTATGTACACCATCATTATATGGAATTAGTGATGCTTGAAATGAATTATTTTTTCCATTTGTAGCTCCTGTTGCTCCAACTAAAGAACTTCCTACTCCACCAATATTTTCATTACCACCACCACCTCCAAAATAACCACCTCCACCACCACCACCATTTATTCCTGCTCCTCCTTGTCCTGCTGTTCCCGAACCAGCAGTAGAAATAGATCCATAATTTGGAAATCCAATAGCAATTGTTTGTGAAAGTATAGCAGTGATTTTATCAGCAGTTAAATTACCTTGTCCAAAATCAACTCGCATTGATTCGGTTAATACAATTGTTGTACCTCCATATTCTATAGCACCTGTTGTTCCAAACGAGATTGTTCCTGCTATCGAATAAAATACTGATGAAGCACCAGTTAATTGTGCTGAACTTGTACTTAACTGTGGAGTTCCACGACTTAAAATTTGAATTTGTGATCCTGTAACATTAATAGTAGCTCCAGCAGTTGCTCCTTGACCAGTACCAGAAATCGCAGTACCAGTTATTCCTGTAGCTCCAGCAGGAATTGTAAGTGGTACATTATTTATGCTGGTTGTTGCGTAATATTCATTTCCAGCTCCTACAATAGGAATTCCAGAAATTGTAGCAGTACCTACAAGACTAGAAAAACCACCCGATGGAAGATCAATTCGAATAGTATCATTCGAAGCGGTTGGAATATTTACAAATTGATTTTGAATAGGAATTATTCGTGGAAAAGTAAACGTTGTTCCTGCCGGAAAAGTATAGTGTCCAGGAGTACTTAATGATGTAGTAAATGTTGATCCTGGATTATTACCGTTAAATGTATAAGATCCACCACCAGCACTAAATTCATAAATTCCTCCTGTACCTCCCCCAACTCCTTGTACTGAACCACCTTGTCCGCCTACCGCACCAATAGCTTGTCCACCTGCTTGACCAGTCAAAATAGATGATCCACCTCCACCTCCATATGCCCATAAAGGATTACCATTTAATGATAAACGTAAAGCATTCCCCCCACGAGATCCTACAGTTCCACCACCAGCACCAGAACCAACTATATCCCAATTTAATGGTACAGATGGTGAAGATGTTAAATCAACATCAAATTCAATTTCTCCTCCTGCAGTAGCATTTGGTCCTGTACCACCTTCACCCCATCCGTAAATACGATAATAATTTCCAGTAACTAAAGTTTGAGATCCTGCTCCAAGAACATTAAATGGGGTTCCTAAAGTAGCACCTCCAGAACTATTTGGTCCGGCATCAACATGAAGTAAGGTACGACCATATACATCTAAGGTAGGATTATTTGTACTACCTGTAGGTGTATTAGCTTGACCAATAGCTACTTGATACGATTGAGTATTTATTTGCATAGTAGATCTATCTTGGCCAGAAGCAAGACGACCAATAGATAAATTATTTCCTTGATTTGGATTTGAATATGACCCAGATTGAACATATGAAGTTCCAAAAGCAGTAGTCAGACGCATTTGTCCATCTCTGGCTATTCTAGAACTTATAACTTCATTTGCTACAGTTAAGGTATTATTCGCAAAATTTAAAGAATTGTTAGATGTTACACCTGTAGCTCCAAAAAAAAGAACATTTCCAACAGGTCCTTGAGTAATTTGTGAACCAGATCCGCCGCCCGGTCCAGCAGGTCCAGTTGCTCCTACAGGAAGACCAAACACTAGATTAACAACAGACGGATTTGTGGAATCATTAAATACATATCCAGTTGATCCAGGGGGTAAAGGAGTAACTTCTTCATCTACAGTTACTGTTACGAAAGCTCCTGTAGCTCCTTGAGCTCCTGTAGGTCCCGCTGGTCCTGTTCCTCCTGGTCCTGTTGGCCCTGTTGCTCCTGTCGTTCCTGATCCACCACCTCCAGAAATCGGAGGATCTAAATATTGATAATGTAGAGTAATGCCGTATAAATCAGATAAAGGGTTTGCAGATGTACCAACATGATTGGCATATACTGTATCTACGTTACCTAAGTCTACTTGAACTTGGTATCCGGATCCTGTTGAACCTACGATTTTAGGTGCTAAAATTTGATCTAAAACATTATTTCCAATTAATGTTGAAAACGGATATCCTCCACTCATTTGTCGATATTAAATAAATCAGGATGTCTGGCTTTAACTCAATGTTTGATGCTTCATCCAAGACTATGAGTCAGCGTTACACTCTATTCCCGATTGCCGACTCTGAACAAGATTTGTTCAAACTCTACAAAAAAGCATCAGGGTCTTTCTGGGTAGCTGAAGAAATTGATTTTAGTCGTGATAAAGGAGATTGGGAGAAACTTTCAGCAAATGAAAAACACTTTATTACACATGTTCTAGCCTTCTTTGCTGGTTCTGATGGAATTGTACAAGAAAACTTGGCAACTCGTTTTCAACGTGATGTACAATCTCCTGTAGCTCGACTCTTTTATGGAGTTCAAAATGCTATGGAAGGTATTCATTCTGAAACCTATTCTCTCCTAATTGATCAATATGTCAAAGATCCTTCTGAAAGACAGAAACTCTTTCAAGCTATTGATGATGTTCCTTGTATTCGTAAAAAAGCGCTGTGGGCCCTGAAATGGATTGATCAACAAGATTCTTATGCAGTACGTCTAGTAGCTTTTGCTTGTGTTGAAGGAATCTTCTTTTCAGGATCATTTTGTGCTATTTATTGGCTTAAAAAGCGTGGTCTTCTACCTGGTCTGACGTTCAGTAATGAACTGATTTCTCGTGATGAAGGTCTACATACTGAATTTGCAGTAGCAATGTATCATAAACTAGAACCTCTAGCTTCTTCAACAATTGAAACTATTCTTCGTGAAGCAGTTGAACATGAAATTGAATTTATTACTGAAGCTCTACCGTGTTCTCTAATCGGTATGAATTCACGTGATATGATTGTCTATATTAAATATGTAGCAGATCGACTCGCTGTACAACTAGGTCTTCCTAAACTGTATAGCGTTCAAAATCCATTTGAATTTATGGAATTGATTTCACTAGAAGGTAAAACTAATTTCTTTGAAAAGAAAGTTTCTGAATATTCTAAACCTGGTGTTGGTGTATCTGCTGAATCAATGGAAGTTAAATTTGATGCTGAGTTTTAATACACACCTAATCTGCCACCAGTCTGTGGTAATGCTCGGGATTTGTACCCTAAACCGGTAGAAAAATTAACTAAAGGATGTCTCAGCAAAGAAACGTTTTTATTTGAGAAAGATGCAAGAAAATCAGGTAACCCTGAAGTAGGTGGGACGTATAAAGACAACCTAGTAATTCCTTTAGAATGAGGTGTCTGTTCTCGTCGTTGAATTGCTTGATATTGTTTTTTCAGAATAAATTGCGATGCGTCAGGAGTCATTTACGTTTAAAGAGAGAAGCTTTCTTCTGGACTCATAATAAAATGTCTTGGGTTGATTTATCTGTTCTTGTGCTAGCAACGATGGTAGCTGTTCTTGCAGGTATGGTCGGATATATGTACTGGCAACAAAATCGTGTTCTTCAAGCTGTAAGTTCTCTTTCTTCTTTTGTAGCATCTCAGTTTGTCAAAGTTGAACCTGAACCTGAAGATGATCGCGAATCTGTCGAAGAAGAAGCTCCTGCCGAAGTAAAAGAAGAAGTTGAAGTTGTTGAAGATGTAGATGATCTTCAAGGAAAAACGACGGTTGAACTTCGTGAACTTCTTTCTAAGAAAGGTCTACCCTATGGAAAACGCGATTCTAAATCTGTGTTACTCCAACTTCTAAAAGCATCTGCTTAAGAATAATGGATAGTCCAATTCTTGATTCACTTTCACACGGTAATTCTATCTTAGTCTTTGATTGTGAATTCTGGCATTTATTTAATAAGGCAGATGTACACTATCTTCCTGAAAAAAATTACTTTTTTGTTCCACGTGAAGTAGGTGGGTTTATGTGTAAAAAAGATCAAGGATGGTCAATTAAAGAACAGTTTTTTGTTACGTTAGATTGTCCTCTAGATGATGTATCTTTACCTGTATCACAATTTGCTACTGTAAGTATTGAAACTGCAGGAGAATTAGATCAGATTCAAGAAGCAATAGGTATTCCTTGGGTTGATGCTCATCAATCAGTTTTGGATACAAAGCAAAAAGCTTTATTAAATAAAGCAATTAAATTGTATAAAAATGATCCAAATATTAAAAAACATCATGAACCATATTCATGGGTTCCTAAATTTCTCAAAGTATTTTCTGAATCTACAGTAATTGTAAAAGGTACAGGAGATCTTGAAGCTTTACAAAATTTATGTAAGCTTAAAAATTTTACCTATCCTCAACCTAAGAAAATTATTGATATTGCTGATTGGAACGCAAAATCTAAAAAATTATGTGGATCTGCTAAATTAGAAAATACGTTTCATTGTATTTATCCTAAATTAAATTCAGAAATCCGTAAAGTTCTTGAACAACTTCCGTTAGGTGAAGCACATGATCCTACTATGGATGCTACAATGACTTTAATAGTAGCGATGTTTTCCGCCTCCCATCATCGTAACAGGGTTTAAATTTGCTAGACCCCATTGAAACGCAAGGGCATAGACTATCATCATAGGAATAGCCCATAAGCGAGAAGTCCAATTAGGATACTTGGTCGTAACCTGATGATAAATTGCCATTGCTAAAAAGTACCCTGCAAGAATTAGCACAATCAACGCAAGAATGCTCATTTATTTAGAACAACGTTTTTAGTGTGGATATCCACCATAAAAATGTTATTTTTTATTTTAACGAATATGTGGTCTTAGGAAGAACTTACTGGGTCTTCACGTAGTGTACCTTGAGGAAGCTCTGAAGGTTCAGGTACGTTACTTCATCCTTGTCCTTGGTACGCAGAAGCTTGGCTAGCTTGGTATCAGGAACAATACGACGCTTGAACTTGGGATCAAAGCAGTTGTGCTCCTTCACATAGGCAGACACAAACTTGGTTACATCCGTCTGAGAACGCTGGCTCTTGGCAGGTAGACTCATAAACGTACACATCTCATCAGTCAGAAGACGAGGCTTTAGGAAAGCATTGTTCTTGCGACGAGCTTCCCAGATGGCACGATCCTCGGGAGATAGCGTGGCCGGGTCTACTTTACGACGACGCTTGGAATCACGAAGTTCACGCTTTACAGCCTTGGATACCTCAACTAGATCATGAGATACGGCAGCCAGACGAGACGTCATGTCAGACTTCAGTACCTTTAGTGCCTCCTGTAGAGAAGTCAGAACTGCATCAGCAGTACGAGTCTCGGTAGGAGCTGCTACTACTGCGGGAGCTGCTGCTGCTGCTACAACAGGCACAACTACACTAGCAGTCTCGACGGCGGGAGTCTTTGCGGGCTTGGCAGTCTTGGCAGGCATCTTGTTTACTTTTACAGAAGAAGAAGGGGCAGACATTTCTAACGCGGTTATACTTCGTATACTCGTGACCTGTTTAAATCATATTTGTTGTAGCCCGCCAAAAATTATAAACGAGAGAGGAAATTTATTCTTGGTTGTCCGCAAAAGAAATAAAAGTGTACTTAGAAGTTGATAAATAAGAAAATCAGTATGAATATCAGGATTACCTTGCTTGGATAAACATGATTCCAAAATAAATAAATGTTTACGACGAATTGTTGATGGTCGTTCAATCATTCGTGCTTCTATATGACGATGTACATCTGATGTAAAATATAGCAAGGATAATCTAGACATATACTCAAAACGTGTATAAGACACAGTTTCATATAACGTATCTTCCAAAAGGTGTACAAGAACAATAGCCTTATCGTGTAATGTTTCGGGAACTCTGATCATTTTGCGATACCAACACAGATCTTGTAATTCACGTACTCTAATGCGTAATTCAGGTGAAAAAGGTTCTTTTGTAAAAGGATTTGTAGGAAGTTCTACTTGCATTAATTTGAACATTGTATCTAGTCCAAACCACCATCGTTTTCCATTTTCCGTAAAAGAAAAGAAGTTCAAAGGATGTTGACGATCTTTCTCTTCTAAAGTTACCAATTCTTCATCATTATGACAATCAGTTCTTTTAAGAGGAGATCCTTCTAACTCCAAAAAATGTCTGATCATCCATCCTCTCCAGACCTTTTGAATGCGTCTGGCAGAATCTACTTGCAGTGTATCTGGTTTCCATAAAGTTTTGATCTTGCTTTTCAAATGTTTCCCGCAAAATAACAAGCCTTTCAGTGCTTTATGTGAACATCTGGATTTTGTTGTTCGATTTTTTGTTGACGAGCACAGCATTCTTATCTTATTCTGTATACTTTCTTGAAAACGGATTTACACATTGATTACATGATATGAATAAAAACAAGAATGTCCACTAACGCAGTAATTCACGCCAACACCGCAGATATCGCACAGCTCACTTTCAGTGAGCCCAAGGTAAACAAGCAGGGAGGAAAGGGAGTACAGCTGCGCTATGGAGGACAATCTCTACAGATCCGTCTGCCTAGAATGTCCTTTCCTGCTGGTCTAATCCAGCGCGAGGATGTCAACACGAAGAACGTAACCTACACTCTGATTGCTTCCCTCAAGGGTTGTGATCCGTATGGACGGGAACGTTCTACGGACCCGGCAATTGGACCTCTGTACAATTTCATGCTAGATCTTCAGGAGAAGATGGTCGCATGGGGTACAGAGAATAGCTCTAAGCTATTTGGAAAGAAGCGTTCTGAGGAGTCTATTCGAGACAGCTTCAAGAGCCTTCTCAGCGTGTCAACGGACAAGCAAGGAGATGAGTACGTGCCTAACGGCAAGTATCCGCCTTCTCTTCGTCTGAAGATTCCTGTGTACGACGGTCGCGTCGACATGGATGCTGTGGATGGTTCTATGAATCCCTACGCACTAACTCCTGATTCTCTACAGTCCGTATTTCAAAAGTACGTACAAGCGAATCTGGTAATCACTGGCTCTGTCTATATTATTGGACAGTCCTTTGGTGTGTCTTGGCGAGTCAAGAACAGTCAGGTCTTTCAGCAGTCTCGTCAGAGCGCTGCATCGATCTTTACTGCTGAGGATGCTGAAGCTCCTGTTGAGGAGTCTCAGGAAGCTCCTCCTGCTGAAGAGCAGGTTGAGGAATCTGCTCCTGCTGCCGGTGGCGGTGGGGGTGGAGGACGCAGACGCCGTGCTCAAGCGTAAGCCGAGAATTCGGTGGAGGCGTGTAGATGACTAAAGACGTATCTACAAAATAAGGATTGGAGGAAACTTCAATTTTTTTCACAGATTTGCATTCAAATCGTGAAAAAGATCTGATTCCACATTCAGTACATTCCCATGCTTCTGGGATACCATTGACTACATAATCGGGTGTCACAAGTCGCCCATGTAATTTTAAAAGTACATTTGTTGTAGAAGCATCTTGATAAGCTTCAGGTGTCATCATAGAATACAAGGTTTCTCCTGTAGTCCATTCTTCTTGTAACAATGTTCCAAAAGGAGAATCGTGAAACCATAAGGCTTCAAATACAGAAGGATCATCCATATCATGTTCTGCAAGACCTATACGTTGTAATGAATCATCATACAACCAATACACATCTAAATTCCATTTGGTGTATGATCTGTCCCCAGCTCCACGGTACACTTGTTTTCCAGAATATGACCATTCTGAAGCATCATAATCGTCATCATGTTCTAGAATGTCTGCTGACACATTGGTGTACACTAAGTCTGGTCGGAGTACTGAATACATTTGATTAGTTAAAGGAAACTTTTACTTGAACACTGTGCGTAGATAGTTTATCTGAAGCACATTGAGAAATTTCATGTCGTTTATTTGTTTGCTTGGAAGCATGAATACGAGCTTCCATATCACGATGAATTTCTTCACGATGAGTAGACATATGATCTAGGATGCCATCAGAAATAATCCATTGAAAAAAATTGAGTTGTCCTACAGTAGTATCCATTTCAGCAAATTTAATTCGGCGGCACCGACAAAACGGGTCGAACATTTTTTTGCTGTATGCTTTCAGATGGCTTTTGTACGACAGGTACACGATCACATACTTTCCTTGATGAGTGAAGGATATGTTGTGCATCTTGGCATAATTCGTCACAAACCAATCGATCAATCTCAAAGAAAGATCTGATTGGCCGGATAGAACGTTTTGGACTTTCTGGAGGTTCTCCGGAACTGCATAGAACTTTTCTAGACGATGAAGAACCCATTGTTCTTGACTTTGTATTTGATCCATTACTTTAGTAAAAATCCTCTGTTAAAATGATAATGGAGATATTCTGGAACCCTTATTTTATTGTCGTACTATTCATTGTATTTCTAATTGCGTACTTTATCTTTTTGGACGTTGAAGGATCGTTTGCTAATGACTTCTTACATTTTGGTCCTGGAGGAACCAATGTAAATTCGGCTCAATTTATGGGAATCACTTTAGATTCATGGTCTAAGGTTATCACCTTATACTTTATTTGTTTTACAACTGGGTTTCTATCATCACATTATGATAACGTTGTTTCAATGTCTATTATTAATAATGTTATGGATCAATCAAGATCCTTTGTCCCTTATAGTCAAACCGGAACGTATGCTGTAGTCTTAATTGATCCGTTAATTATGCATTCACTAAAAGTAATTGAATTCTTTGCGACTTTAACCTTACAATTCCAATTTATTTTACCTGTAGTTGTTGGTTCTTATATTGGTGGTCTACCAACAGTTCTCAGCATTCTAGGATCAAAAACGTATCAGAGTTAAAGAATGCTGATCTAAGTATGTAATGGAAGAGATTGTTCAATCCCTTCTTCGCGACTATGGAGATTCGAATCAGAGAACAGATGCTTGGCATGATCGACGATCAAATATGTTAACTGCATCAGAAATATTTAAAGCTAAATCGACTGCTACAGCATCATCACGGCGTGAGCTTATTATGTCAAAACTTGTACCACGTTCAGGTGGATCAGGCGGTGTAGCTTCTTTGGATTGGGGTACACAATTTGAAGAAGTAGCAAAAGAATTTGTAGAATTGGGAGGAATTAGTGTAAAAGATTTGGCATGTGTAATACATCCTACCTATCCTTTTCTAGGAGCATCACCTGATGGTTTGCTTCTAGGAACTGATGAACGACATGGAAGATTGATCGAAATTAAATGTCCTATTTCTCGTGAAGTTGACCCTGCTGCTCCAATTCCTGATTCATATTATGATCAAGTACAACTTCAACTTGAATGTACGGGACTACAAGAATGTGAATATGTTGAATTCAAATTTGTGAAACATTCTTTTGCAGAATGGTGCGCAATTCAAACTCAGAAATCATGTTTTGCTGTACATACTCAAACTCGTTCTGTAGTATACAAAAAACTTTCAGATTCTAGAACTATTCAAGAATGGATGGTATCTTTTATGGAAGATAGACTAGATTGGGATGTTGTATACTGGTCTTTGAAAACAAGAAAAGATCTTCTGATTCAAAAAGATTCTGAATGGTTTTCCAGTAATTTTCCATCATTTCAATCAGTATGGCAAGAAATCGTTGAGTATCGAACAACAGGAACTTTGCCTCCTCCCGTAAAAACAACACTGATTTTAGACTTGGAAGCTATGTAAACAAAATGAAAGTATTGTGTCATGAATCCGAACATAAATATATGAAAGAATATATTGATTCATTTTTAGATGGAGAAATAATCTTGTATAACAAAGATACTGTATTTGAAGTAGATGAATATCTGTGTGTTCGTCGTGTACCTGTTCTTCCAGAAGGATGTCAAATTTCTTTTTTAAATACTGAACAATTGTGTGTTCCTGAAAAAATGACTGAATATAAAGCTACACTATCTTCTAACGTAACGAAAATTTTTGATTATTCAGAAGCAAATATTGTTCTATCTGGAAAAGGTACAGTTTTACCTTATAAAGAACGTAAGCAAGAAACTGAACAACTTCGATCATATCTTGATGTTCCTAAAGAATACGATGCTGTTGTTATTGGTTCTTTTTCTGAACGTCGTAAACAACTTATTGAAAGATTAAGATCGCATCATTTGCGTATAGATTGGATTACAGACCTGTTTGGAGATGACCGTGATAAACGAGTAGGTAAATCTCACATTCTTCTTAATCTACATTTTTCTGATACTTATCAAGAATTCGAATCAATACGTTGTAATCGTTGGAAATGGGCTGGAATGCGTATCCTATCTGAACCGTGTACTCGTGTTCCTGATGGAATTTCAGTTGTTGAACTTGATAAAATTTATGAAAAATTAATGAAAATGCTTGGATCTCAACGACTTCCTAAATATCGAATTGGTCTATCTATGATAGTTAAAGATGAATCTCATATTATTCATGAAGTGCTCAACGCTTCTTTGCCATTCATTGATACATTTTGTATTCTGGATACCGGATCAACAGATAACACTGTACAGATCATCAGAGACTTTTATCATGAAAAAGGAATACAAGGTGAAGTTCATCAAGGAAATTGGAAAGGATTTGGTAAATCACGATCTGAAGCTCTATCGTTATGCGATGGAAAGATGGATTATATTCTGATGATTGATGCGGATGATTTAATTGAAGGACCACCAAATGTAAAAGATCTGCTATTAAGTGCTTTGTACATGACAACACCAAATGCATGTAATATTCATATTCGACGAGGAACTGTGGAGTATGAGCGTACACAACTTTTTAAAGCTAGTGATGGATGGAGATATGAAGGTGTTTTACATGAATATCCTACAAATGATAAACAGAATAATCTTGTACGTCTTCCAAAAGAAATTTGGATGACAGGAAGAACTATTGGAGCAAGATCATTAATTCCTGGAAATAAATATCAACGTGATGCTGAAACTATCTTGGAAGCGCTGAAAGAAGAACCTACTAATACGAGATATATGTTTTATCTTGCTCAATCTTATCGTGATGCTGGAATGATTCCTGAATCAATTACATGGTATCAAAAACGTTTTGAAGCCGGTGGATGGGTTGAAGAACAATACGTTTGTGCTTTGAATCTTACACGACTTCTAAATTCAAAAGAATGGGCATGGAAAGCACATGAATTATGTCCTCAACGATTAGAATCATTAGTATCTTATATTGCATATTGTCGATCAAACGGTATGTGGTCGCGTGAACTTTTATCTATGTGTTTGTACGCATCACGTATTGAAAAACCTGAAGGTACCTTC